GCGCGGGAAGAACATTGCTATTCCTCCTAAGAATCGTCAGGAAAAATCTGACAAGTATGCAGGTGCATACGTTAAGGAACCTGTCCCAGGAATCTATGACTGGGTGGTAAACTTTGACCTTAACTCTCTGTATCCGCACCTGATTATGCAGTACAACATCTCACCAGAGACGCTTATGGATACACGTCATCCTAAAGCTACTGTTGATGGACTCCTTAATAAAAAGGTTGACATCGATGGTGACTATTGCGTATGTGCTAACGGTGCTCAGTATCGTAAGGACGTGCGTGGTTTCTTACCTGAACTTATGGAGAAAATCTATGATGAACGAAAGATTTACAAGCGTAAGATGTTGGATGCAAAACAAGAATACGAAACTTCTCAAACCCTGGATGTTCAAAAGAGAATTTCTCGATATAACAACTTCCAGATGGCAAGGAAGATTCAACTCAACTCCGCCTATGGTGCCATCGGTAACGAATACTTCCGATACTACAAGCTGGCGAATGCTGAAGCGATTACTCTCAGTGGTCAAGTCTCGATTAGGTGGATTGAAAACAAAATCAACCAATACCTAAATAAAACGCTCAGCACGGAGGGTGAGGATTATGTCATCGCATCTGACACTGACTCAATCTATCTTAATATGGGACCTCTTGTTAGTAAATTCTTTACTAGTAAGTCTGGCGATAAAACAGCAATTGTTCGTATACTTGACAAGATCTGCCAAGAGAAGCTGGAACCATTCATCGAATCCAGTTATCAGGAACTTGCGGATTATGTTCAGGCATATGAACAAAAAATGATTATGAAGCGTGAGAATATCGCTGACCGTGGTATCTGGACTGCGAAGAAGCGTTACATTCTCAACGTTCATAACAGCGAAGGTGTTCAGTACAAAGAACCCAAGATGAAAATTATGGGTCTGGAGACTGCTCGCAGCTCTGTCCCTCAGTTCTTCAGAGATCGTCTGAAGAAAGCTTACCGATTGATTATGTCATCGGACAATGATGCTGTCATTGACTTTATTGCTAAGTGTAAAAAAGAGACAAGGAAAGCTGACATTGCCGACATTGCTTTCCCTCGTGGATGCAATGGTGTAATTAAGTATAGCAATCCTATGAAGGGTGAGATCTATCACCGTCCTTGCCCTATTCACGTGCGTGGATCTTTACTTTACAATCACTATATCAAGAAGTTTGGTATCGAAAACAAACACGCACGTATTCAGGAAGGTGAAAAGATTAAGTTCATCTACCTGAAAGAACCAAACCCGATTCAGGAAAACGTTATCAGCTTCTTTCAGGAGCTGCCTGATGAGTTTGGTCTCGAACAGTACATCGATTACGATAAGCAGTTCGAGAAAGCGTTCTACGAACCGTTGAAAACCGTGCTAGAATGCATTGGTTGGAAACCAGAGCGCACTGGTAGTCTTTTGGAATTCTTTTAATGTCATTTTTGAATAGCGTTATCAAGGAGATTGGTAATGAGTACGCCTCAGTGGTTTCTGACGGAGTTACTGCTGGCGACCTTGCAGGTTGGGTTGACACTGGGTCTTATATTTTTAATGCCTTGGTGTCTGGTTCGATTTACGGAGGTATTCCTTCCAATAAAGTTACTGCCTTGGCAGGAGAATCAAGCACGGGCAAGACTTTCTTTGCTCTTTCTATTGTTCGTCATTTCCTTGAGTCTAATCCTGAAGGTAATGTCATTTACTTTGAGTCTGAATCTGCTATCTCCAAGGATATGATGGCGGAGCGAGGCATCGACATCAGCCGTGTTGGTTTAGTTCCTGTCGTAACAGTTCAGGAATTCCGCACACAAGCTATGAAGATTGTTAGCGAATACGAGAAAATCAAGGAAGCTGACAGACCTCCGCTGTTTATGGTCCTAGATAGTTTGGGTAACCTATCCACCTCTAAGGAGATGGAAGACTCCGCAGCAGGAAAAGACACCCGTGATATGACCCGTGCGCAGGTCATTAAGTCGATCTTCAGGGTGCTGACTCTTAATCTCGGTCGAGCGAATATACCACTGCTGGTTACCAACCACACCTATGAGGTTGTGGGTGCTTATGTTCCTACTAAGGAGATGGGCGGTGGAACAGGTCTCAAGTACGCTGCTTCTAACATTATTTTCCTATCGAAGGCGAAGGAGAAAGACGGTACCGAAGTTATTGGCAATATCATTACTGCCACGAATCGTAAATCTCGGTTTACCAAAGAAAACAGCAAAGTAAAAACACGACTCTTCTATGACGAACGAGGTCTTGACCGTTACTTTGGACTACTGGAACTGGGTGAACAGTACGGAGTCTTTGAGCGGGTCGGCAACCGTTATAAGATTGGTGATAAGTCTGTTTATCCTAAACAGATTCTTGCAGATCCTGAAAAATATTTCACCGACGAGGTGATGCAAGCTCTGGACGAAGCAGCAGCGAAGGAGTTTAAGTACGGTGAATGAACGAATTGAGCAGACGATCTTACGAAATCTCTTCAGAGATGAAGATTACTTTCGTAAGGTCCTGCCTTTTTTAAAATCTGAATACTATGAAGAACTTAATGAAAAGATCATTTACGAAGAGATCAGAAAATTCGCTGATAAGTATGACCGTCTCCCGACCACGGAGGTTGTTCTTATTGAAGTCGAACGACGGGACGACATTTCTGATCAGACGTTTGGTGAAGTCCGAAGTATCTGTAAGTCTTTCGCGGATGTAGAACAAGATCCGACAAAAGACTGGTTGTTAGATGCCACTGAGAAGTGGTGTAAAGATCGTGCCATTTACTTGGCACTGATGGAATCTATTAAGCTTGCTGAAGGCAAGGACGAGAAGAAGTCCAGAGATGCTATCCCTGATATCTTAAAGGAAGCACTCTCTGTCTCATTCGATGACCACATTGGTCACGATTATCTTGAGGATTACTCTGAAAGATTTGACTTCTATACTAAAGATGAAGCTAGGACACCATTTGACTTGGAGTACTTCAATAAGATCACCAAGGGTGGACTAGTCAATAAGTCTCTTAACGTTGCTCTAGCGGGCACAGGCGTCGGTAAGAGTCTGTTTATGTGCCATCAGGCAGCTTCTTGTCTGTCGATGGGTAAGAACGTTCTGTACATCACCCTAGAGATGTCTGAGGAGAAGATTGCAGAACGTATTGATGCCAACCTCCTCAACATCAACATCAAAGATATCCCTGAGATTCCTAGGATGATCTTTGAGACAAAGGTTGCCGATCTGGCACGTAAAACTGAGGGTAAGTTCATCATCAAAGAGTATCCTACAGCTTCTGCTCACGTAGGACACTTCCGTTCCCTGCTCAGTGAACTGGCATTGAAGAAGAACTTTAAACCCGACATCATTTTCATTGATTATCTGAACATCTGTGCATCGAATCGGTATAAAGGGGCTATTGTCAACTCCTACACGTACGTTAAGGCGATTGCGGAGGAACTTCGCGGTCTCGCTGTTGAGTTTGATGTACCAATTGTCTCTGCTACTCAAACTACTCGTTCTGGTTTTGGGAGTACTGACGTTGACCTTACCGACACTAGTGAAAGTTTTGGTCTACCCGCTACTGCAGATCTTATGTTTGCTCTTATTAGTACTGAGGAACTTGAGGCGCAGAATCAAATTATGGTCAAGCAGCTCAAGAACAGATACAATGACCCAACCATCTTCAAACGATTTACCATCGGTATTGACAGAGCGAAGATGAAGCTGTATGATGTAGAGCAGTCCACGGACGCTGAATCCGTTGCCACTGCACAACAGGTTAATTTCCAACCTGACTTTTCTAAAGAATCCCAATCTAAATTCGCTGATTTTGTAGTATGACCACTGAACTTGAAAACAAGAAGGTTGACTTTGATAAGTATGCTGCTTTTGTTAATGAAGTTACTAGCTTCCCCTCTAAGAATGATGATGAATTTGTTCGTCGCATTCAAGCACTGCAGGAACAAGAGGTGCCTATCAGTCGTTTGCTGACCGCAGCTGTTGGTATTACCGCTGAAGGTGGTGAGTTCACTGAGATCGTGAAGAAGATTGCTTTCCAAGGCAAAGAACTTACCAACGATTCTAAGCTGCATATGGTGAAGGAACTTGGTGATGTAATGTGGTACATCACACAAGCTTGTCTTGCTCTGAACGTGTCTCTCGATCACATTCTGGCACAGAATATGGTCAAACTTCTGTCTCGTTATCCCGAAGGTGCATTTGACATCTATCGTTCTGAGAACCGTGCCGAAGGTGACATCTGATGATCGAACTTGATCTCACCCCTGAAACGGCAGTGTCTGTTCTGCAGGCACTGATCCAAGAAGAAAAAGGTTTCACTAAGGATGAGGAAACTTGTCCATTGCGTATCAAAAAAATCCGTGAAGTGATCCTTCAGATTGATCAGAAGCTTGATACTTATTACGAGGAACAAAAATGAGAGACGCTATCGTCCTAGGTGCACTCCTAGGTGCCATTCACGGACTTGTAGCACCAGCAATGTCCGAACCCACCAAAGGGTATTACACGATGGATGCTATGGGTTGTATGCTGCTTAAGGATTGCACCAAGGGCGTTGATCGCATTTACAGTTCTGGCGATCTTCGTGCAGCATTCCCAGATTCTGATTGGGATTATGTTGCAGATGAGTTTGATAAGATTATGCTCTCCTTCGAGCAGATTGGAGTTCACGTTCATCTTGCTGACGAAAAGTATTTTCCTGTAGGACATCGCGGTGTTTATCATACTGTTAGCAATCATTTTTATCTCAACAAGACTTACGTCCATCGTCCACACATCCTGATGAGTGTTGTTCGCCACGAAGGTTGGCACGCTGCACAAGATTGTATGGCAGGTAGCATCAAGAACTCTATGATTGCTATCATCAAACCAGAAGAAGATGTTCCTAAGATCTGGAAAGAAATGGTAGAACGTACTTACCCACCCCACGCACGTCCCTGGGAAGCAGAAGCGACCTGGGCTGGCAAGACTGAAGGTATGACTCAAAAAGCACTTGATTCTTGTGCTCGTGGTAAGATGTGGACGGAATACGAACCGACCCCATTGACCCGTCAATGGCTTGAAGAGAACGGGCATCTCTGATATACTAAAGACCTTCCGATAAATACATCGGAGGGTCTTTTTTTATGGCATACAACGTCATCCCAAAGGATTACAAGGAGCTTAGCGCTGCTGTGTCCCATATGAACGAGCAGTCTGCTATTGAGGCAACACGACTGTGGAATTATTTGGTAACACAACACGGTGAGTTGATACAGGATCCGCTTGCTCTCGCCAAAGATAAGAAGAATGATGTAAAGATTGCGAGAGCACTGAAAGACGAGATAGCACTCGCTGATATTAAACGAAAGCTTAAGTTAACTACTCTCAGACCGACCTGGGGAGACGGTAGCAGAGGTAACCGTGGTTCCGCAAACACAGGTAACTTGTTTGAGGGACAGCTGCAGAATGGTCTAAACGACTGGATTGAAACTGGTGACTATTCCAGAAATCAATACAAAGATTTTATCAAAGATTTGATTGACACATATCATTTAGAGGATTGTTCTTTTGTTCTTGTGTCGGAAGGTGAGTTGAATAAAAAGAGACCTCTTGTACTTGAGGCAAGTGGGTGGAAAGTTGGTGAAGCTACTGCAACAAACTATGATATTGGGCACATTGTTACCGACCTTACACTTAAAACTAAGTGCAAAGGTAAACCAGATGGCGTTATCTATTTGTCGCTGAAGAAAGGTGGATCCACAACAATGTCCAACTTGGGTATGAAAAAGATTTTCCCTCAGGATGAACTGTCATCGGGCAAAATTACTAATCGTAATGGGTTAAAAGTTATAGAGACGTTTGGTCTTGATAATCAAAGAGTTTGTAAGATCTTTAATGAAGCTTTAGCAGGTAAAGTGGAGAGTGGTGGCGACGTTTCCAACCCTAGATTCAATAGGACATTGCTTCAGAGTATGATCCGAGGATCTATCGGGTATGGATATCATTACACTCACTTACAAAGAGGTGGAAAGATTAAAAGCTTCCCAATGACAAAGGCGAAGTGTGATGCAGCTACCAATATTACTAACGTCACGGTCCATTATGGTGGTAAAACTGGCACTGGTCAACGTATTGATATCACTGTCAAGACACCTATGATGGAGTTAAAATTTAATATCCGTGATACATCTGGCAGCAGTCTACCTTGGCCAGATAAATTGCAATCGGCGTACAAGTTTAATGATGAATTGTTGTTCAGCACATCAGAAGAAGGTTACGACGACTAATGGCAAACGTAAAACAGCTCAAACACCTAGAGCACCTGGAAGATGAGATGCTGAACTACGGCGTTGATGGGTGTATGGCATCAGTTTCTTTCTTGGAAGAACTGTTGGCAATGTTCGGTAAGAAAGCTAAGTCAACTGGATTTATGCAGACGAAATGGGATGGTGCTCCCTCTATCATCTGCGGTACAAACCCTCAAAACGGTATGTTTTTTGTGGGTACTAAGTCTGTGTTCGCTAAGACACCCAAAGCTTGTTATAGCGATGTGGATGTTGATATGTATTATGAAGGTGACCTGGCAGAGAAACTAAAATTCTCTCTCAAATACTTCAGCAAACTGAATATCAATGGAATTGTGCAGGGTGACCTGCTGTACACCAGCAGCACTCTCAATAAAGAAAATGTAGATGGGGAAGATCTGTATGTCTTCCGTCCTAATACCATCACCTATGGTATTCCTATTGATCATCCTATCGGTAGAGCAGCAAAGGCATCGAAGATCGGCGTGGTCTTCCACACTCACTACACTGGCGATGACTTCCAGTCAATGCAAGCTCGAGCTGGTGCTCCTATCAATACCTTTGTCAAATCATCAGATGTTCTTGTAGTATCTAATGATACTCCTGTGCAGAGTGTGACGTTGACAGATGGTGAAATTAAAAAGTTTGATAGTCACATTCAAAAGATTGAGAGAATGTGTCGTATCTGTGGAAAATTTCTTGATACGATTGTTGAAAGCACAGGTAGTACGGGCGATAAAAAGTTCCACGTTGCTACTTATCTGAAGCAATATTTTAACAATGAAATTCGTGAGGGTAGAGAGATTAGTAATGTCAGAAATGCTCTCGATAATCTGATCATCTTCTATCACGAGAAGATGAAGAAGGAATTGGCAAAGATCAAGACACAAGCAAACTTAACTAAGAAACGTCAGCTTGTATTCGAGAGCGAACAGTTCCTCAGTGAGCACGAAAGAGAGTTCAAAGCTATGCTTGCTCTTTATAAAGAGATGCAGATTGCTAAGAAATTTATTATAGATAAACTAGATCATCTCGAACAGTTCAGAACGTTTGTTCAAACTGACAAAGGGTACAAGGTTACCACTCCAGAAGGATACGTTCTGCACCAGAACGGTGATATGATTAAGCTGGTCAACCGAATCGAATTTGCATACAATAATTTCACCATCCAGAAGCAATGGCGGTAGACCATATTTACAAATGTTGTTACTTTACCTTCGGTAGGTTTCAACCTCCTACTATAGGACACCAAGAAAATATTCAAGGAGTCAAAGATGCCGCTGGTAATTGCGATTGGCGTGTGTATACCTCTCGTTCTCACGATAGCAAAGGCAAAAACCCACTACGCCCAGAAAATAAAGTTTCGTATATGAAGAAAATGTTCAGGCAGTATGCCAG